TTAGTTCTTTGGTTCCTTTGAACTTATCCAATTGCCTAAATACCCCTTAAGCTTATCAACTATTTGCACACCTGTATAGCGTTCAACCGTCGCAACAATCCCCAATAACTCCGCAATAATTGGAATAGCAATAACCATCTTGAAGAGTTCAAAGGCTTCTTTAATCAGGTGCATTTGAACGCTATTGACCGTTATCACTAATACCGAATACATTATCAATTTGATTATAAAAGGCTTGGTAACATCCCATACTTTTGTGGTTAGCTTATCTCCTTTGAAAAACCATACGGCCAAATCCATTAAATAATCTATTGATACCAAGAAGATAAGTAAAATGTATAATTCATATATCGGAGCAAAGAAAGCAGATATGAAAAATATTAATTTGCTGATAATTGAAGAGGTGAAAAATGAATTAATAACCTCCTTTAAGATTTTAAATATCTCCATCTCTTACCCTCCTATCTTAATATACTTAACACCATTATTGATGATGGTATCATTGGCGTTGTATTTGGCTAATGCTTGATTAATTGACATTCCAAATGTTTTTTCAAAATGAGGGCTATCTTTAAAGGTTCGAAAGTCACCGCCCCAAAACCAACCTTTAGATTTAAAGTAATTCACAACTACCATCCAATACTTGTCTTCATCCCATGAAGCGGTTTCAAAACTTCCATTATTGTCTTTATCGTAAAGGATTACTATATCAAATGCACAACCGTAATTGTGCCATGACCTTAACGCAGGGGCATTTGTTACTATCTTTCCTTTGGTTGTTCTGCCTTGTGCATATAGTTCATTTTGTTCCGCAAATGTTCTTAGTGTGTGTGTAAATCTCAATCGTACACCTTTGGGTAATTGAGTATTGATTTCAAGGTATTGGTTTCTTAATTCGTCTCTTAATGCTGGGTGCATTAGGATTATTCTGTTGAGCGTTATGGAGTCCGCCCATTGTAGTCTTTTGTCTTCCATTTTTCCAATAAATATTGGATGATAATAGATTTTGACTATAGTATAATCGATGTCCTATAGAGCGATAGACCATTATTTTTTAATTCACAAATAATCCACTAAATTTTAAGATTTTGACCTCATTAAATGCCATATACTGCAATAACTTTTGGTCGGAATATCTTTGTTTAGGAATTGACAATAATTGATTATAGGGCTTAATTTAAAGCTATACGAGCAAATAAGATTCTGACAATAAAACTATCGTTTAAACTCAATAAAAAACCCCTTAAAAAAGGGGTTGATGTGGTTATATACTGAATTTTATATCATATATTCTTTAATATACCAAGCTAGATGAAAGATGTCACTTGGATTGTATTTATATCCCTCTTTCGGTTCGATTTCAATAGATAATTGATTGATTTTTACATTATATTTAAGGAAAAAACCATAAATAAAAGTGCAATCTAAATCTTCTTTTGCTTTTAATAATGCTTTGATAGCTCCGTGACTTGGTAATGTTATATTTATTATATCATTCATGCCACAAAATTGGAAAACATATAATCTAAAAAATTACGGTTAACCATTTTTAGGTAATATATTCAGACAATTGTTTCTGAATGAGCTAAATGTGACAGTAAATACATTACCGCTACACATGTCTCCGAAATTGTCGCTAAAAGGTACTACCGATATATTACCACTAATTTCTATGTCATCGTGATTTTCGAGGAATTTTAAAAAATCCTGTGCAATTTCATTTGTGCTATCTATAATATCAAATTCTGTAATCTCATCTGACAAGTCCATGATTGCAAACTCCCAAATTGTACTGTTCTCATTACCTGAATTGAAATTCGATTTTACATACTCAAAATTTAGCAACGGATATTTCAGTTTTTTATATGTGGATAATTTATCGGTATCTCCGAATTTAACATCATTAACCATAGGGTGTTGATTGAAATAATCTTCAATGATATTCTTGATATATTTTAGATTCCTAACCATCAATACCCCCTTCTATAATAGTTTACTTTGCTTGCTCTTTCTCTATAGTATTGTGCTGAATAGTCTATATTATCACCCAAATAGATGTTCATCGAATTAAATGTTGAATCAGCATCAATCGATGTATTGGTGCTTTCATCGTTATCGCTCGCAAAGTATCTGATTAGACGTATTTTATAGCCATCCATTTTTTGTTTCACGGTCGTAATCGCTGAATCTTTGTCTTTTATCTGTAAAGCTGACAGCGTTGCATCAGTTGAAACGTTGATACCTTTATTATTGATTTTCAGGTGCAAATAGTCTATTCCATACGCAATAGTGGCATAAATTAGAAAAGGCTCAATTACTTCATCAAGAACAAAATTGTCCGTTTCCGTTGTTGAATCTTCTGCAATTTTGGCTCTCATATTTGCAATATATTCAGCACCAATTAAAGGCTCAAGCTCCAAATCAGTTGCTTCATTAAGTGCTATTTGTATAATATCTTCGTCGATATTTACAGGCAGTACGCTATTATTTTTTATTGATTGTATACTTATTAAATTTACTTTATCCATATTAATAATTAAGGTTTGTACACTTTTACAGGTACCCACTCGTGGCGACAATGCTTATTCACTACGCCCGTTTTTCGATTTTTCCACCATCCTCCAGTAAACTCTAATACATTGTAACCCAGCGCCTTAGAGATGGTCATTATGTCACTCGCACTGTAGTATTTGTTACTGTTTATTATTGCTTCGCAAAAATGACGTGTGGTTGGGATAATTGTGCTACCGTCCGCTTCATCTCTTTTCACATAGTCATAATACACTTCTATTTTATTTGCATTCGCAATTGTTGATGGTGCAGTATGAATGATGTTGTTCGCTGTGTTGGTTTTTGTATTTATCAACCCTGCATTTTTTAACAACTCTATAGCATTTTGTACTTCTTGCTTTGTAATATTTTGATTTAGCTCCTTACCAATTTTAATAGCAATTTCGTCAAGTGTCATACCCTCAATCTTGTTATCAAGTAGATACTCTTCTATCGAATTATAATTGCTTGCAAAATGATAGTGTCCGCAACCGCTGAATTTAGCTTTACCGATTAAAACAAAATCCTCTTTCGCTGTACCTAAATGCTTTACCTTTTCAAAATCTTCTAATGTCGCTGAATAGCTTTCTATTTCATCATCTTTTTTTTTATCAGATGCAAAAGATTGAGTTGTGGTTAGTAACGTATTACCATCAGGCAAAGGCTCCAAGCCTGCTTCACTACGTAATTCATTGACGGTCAATATCTTTTCCTTTGTGGCTGAATCCAATTCAGGTTTGAAAAGTCTTTCTTTGTCTTTTAGGTCGATTACTGGCAATCGGTCGTCAGCTTGGAATAGCTTATTAAAAGCATTTACAATTTCAATTCGCTTATCTTTAACATAATTATTTTTGAATAATTGGTATGCGTTTTCTAATTCAGTGGCATTGCCTAATGAACCCTCTTTTTCAACCCCGAATAAAATTGATGATGTCGCTTGATGTGCTGATAATATATTACGTTCCGTTTTTTTAATTACTTCAATCAACTTAGATGCGTAATCATCTGCTTCAATAGTGTCTATTTCCATCCCCTTTTCTTGTGGGCTATTAAATTCCACAAGCAAATTTTCACCATCTGCACCACTAAAAATTTCTCGGAATTTCTTCGTCGTCCTCGCTTTATCGTCTTCATTTAGAATACCTTTGAATGTTTTGACGACCTTCGTTAAGCTGAACCCATTGGCTACGTTATTTTTGAATAGTGTAGTTACTAACATATCTGTAACTGCTGATTCGATACATTTATAATCGGCTGTGGGATATGTATTATTTACACTTACATTATAAGACGAAAAGTAAAATATCTTTGGTTCTATAGTATCGTTCGATTTTGGAAAATACTTAGGATAAGACAATACAGTCCTCGGTGTATTCTTCCAGTCTTTATTGACAAAGACTGTCGTTTTTGAATTGTTCAACCTAACATGGTGCAATGGCACATGATAGTAATTAAAAGGCTCTCCAAGTTGGTTAAATGTTACCTCCACGGCAAACGCATTGAAGTAAACAAGGTCATTAATACACTTCTTAATCAATTCCGATAACGAATCATCTTCATTTATTTGTATTTCGTTTAAAAATTCACCCGATTTCTTATCTATTAGACCATCACCAAAGATATAATTGCTTTTACTGTTCAAAATTGAACCGTGCAACGATGATTTATCAGCAATATCAATCAAAAAATTAGGGTAAAGATTGTCCTCTCCCCAATTTACATGCTTATCTGCGTTGCTCTGTTTGGGTTCAATTGGTAAAGGAGTTATAAACCTCGCAAAATTTTCTATTTTATAATTTATTTGGTTATTTTTTTCGTCCATCAATCACTTTTCTTACTTCCGTTGCTCTTTCTTTAGCAACTTTCTTCGATTCTCCAACCACCGTAATAAATCCGCTATCAATTTTTACTTCATTATTGAATAATTCATATTTGTATTTACCAACTTCAAGTTCATTGAAAGAGTGCAAAACCTTTATAAATCTTTCGGTAATTATTTCGGGTGTTAAATCGAATTCTATTTCTTTATTAGATGATTCTTTGATTAGCTTCAATATGATTTCTCCCATTATTATGTATGGTGCTACATTGAAAAACAAAGAATTTATAGGCATTTTTTTATCAATAATCATCTGCTTTTTGAATAAATATTGGCTTAATAAAAAAAGGGGCTAGAATTAGCCCCCTTGGAAGGATTTGTATTTTTTAACTCTCTAATTTGGGATTAGATTAAGGTCGAAAGAATCGTTTTGTCCAACTCTGGTGTTGGCGCATAAATCTCACCATTGAATGATAATGTTCTATTTAAATCTGTTGCGCTGATTGTACCGACTGATTCTTTTAGATAAACGGTTCCTTCAAGGCCACCGATTACATAAGAGCCGTTTGCCAATTCTATGATTATCGCCACTGGTTGACCTAACAAACTTGAAACAAATTGATTTGCTTCTGCACTATATCCAACCATTTGTGCCGTATAGGCAAAAGTACCGCTTATAATACCGTTATCGCCTACCGTGATAGTATCGACAACATTGTTATTTTTATTCTCAACTTCAATTTTTACGAATCGTTTTGAAGCTTCTAAACCGATTTCGCTCACTTTTCCAGCTGTAATTGAATACACACTTGTTGAGCCTTCGATATTTTTTAAGTCGTTATACGCAATCATGTAGATGTTCTTGGTACCACCAATTAACTTCTCACCACATTGCTTTATATAGCCAACCAGACTTGAATTGCATGCCATATTTTTAATATTTTTATATAAAAAAGGATGGTGATTGTTATTGCACCACCCTATATTTCAATTTTTTTAAATAGCGATTACGCTACGTCTAAAACTCCGATTTCTTGCTTGTAGATTGCAGTAGCACCCAAAGAAAAACGAGCTTGTACTTTTACTTCATCGTCATCTTTCGAATACCAATGTTCTAATTCAGTAGATTTCAAATCACCACCTGTTTGCAAGTTTCTAGCACGTGCAAATACAACTTTGTTTGTTCCATTCAAACCATTTACGATTTGGAAAATTGCAGTAGTACCGAATAGTGTATTGTCATCAGTAGCTTGGTAAATATTTTTACCTGCCAAAACAGCTTTGTATTTATCGTATACTTCTTTACCTAAAAAGATTCTGAAATCTTCTTGGTCTCTTACTTCAATAGGCATAGCTAAATAAGCATTTTGTAATTCCGCAACAATATCTGCACCTGTAACCGCTGATAAATCAAATGTACCTGTCGCTAATTGCTTCAAGAAACCGTCGATAAATTTCATGTTACCCGTTTTTGTTTTATCGCCTTGCCATACAAGCTTTTCGATTTCAGCTTGATTTTTTGTTGCAACATCGTCACCGATATGTTCAATAAATAAAGCATCATCAAAGCCGCTTTCGCCTTTTTGTTTAGCCTTTAAATCTTCGACTGCATAAGTCTTAACTAATGTTCTAGCGCACAAAGGGAATTTCATCGCAATTGGCTGAACGACCAATACGTTTTGCGCTAATGCTACTGAACCTAACTCAGATAGCTTACAGGCACCCCCATCCTGCCAAACAATCTCACTTTCAAGCAATTGGATAGCTGTATTACCCATTGCTGTTGGGTCAAATGAACCCTTTTCTGTTAAGAATTCAATTGTCTTTCCACCTAAAATGGATTTCAGCATATACTTACGGCTCTGCTCCGAGGTATATGCAGGTAAATTGGTTACGTTATAACTCATATTATTTTTTATCTATTTTTTTATTAATTGGTTAGGCTAATCGCTTTGCTAAGCTTGCCCATTTGTCTTCTTTTACGTCTTCTGCAACAGTATTTTGTTTACTGAATGATGCAGGCGTATTTTTTAGAACTGCTTTAAATTCCTCGATTTTGGTATCGATTTCTTTTGCAAATTCTCCTTTCAATTCTTTGATTTGGTTTTTCAAAGCTTCAATTTCAGCTTTTAATTCATCAACTTCTTTGGTGTCTGCTGTTGGCTCTTCGGCTAAGTCTTCTTTTTCCTTATCCTTTTCTTCCTCAACACCCTCGATAATCAAATCAATTGCTTCTTCTTCTTCTTTTGATTCTTCAGCATCACCTTTTTCTTCTTCGTCTTCAGCCTTTAATTCTTCAGCATCTTCATTCCCTACTGTTATTACTTCAGATATTTTGCCATCTGTAACGATAAAACTATCACCATTCGGCAATTCAACTTTACCATCGGGTGCTAATTCTGAACCTGTTGATGTGCTAACATATACTTCTTCACCTACTTCGTTTTTCGTGTATTCGTATACAGTTTGACCTACTGTAGAACTTTTGAAAATGAATTTTGAAACTAAATCGTTAAATTTTTGCTCTAATGCTCTAAATGATTTTATGTTCATTTTTTCTCTCTATTTTCAAATAAATATTGGCCTGTTATTTTTTGATATTAAGGGACTTTAAAGCCTTATCAATTTCTTGTTCTAAAGTCAATTCGGAATTGAAATTTTGTGTTAATTGGTTGATGAAATAACCTTCAACGGAGAATCCTGTAAAGGTTCCATCTTTAATAAACTTCCATAATTTTTGGGAACCTGTATCTGATTTATCCAACTGTACCCCTACTATCCAAGTACCATCGGGTGCATCAATTCCTTTAGGAGCATTTAAACCCATTAAAGAATCAACAACATATGATTGCCACACATGTGCATTAACAAAAGTGTCCGAATGCTGTAAGTTGATTGAATGTTGGTATCCGCTGTAAAAATAGTTTTGTGCTATAGTTCGAATTGTTTCTTTGGAGAAAAACACATCATACTCTTCTCTGCTAACTTCATCATATCGTGGGATAATTTTATCGGGTATCATTGCCACCCCAATTAATTCCATTCTATCATTATTTGCAACGGCAAAAGTTTCTTTCTTTTCCTGTTTGCTAAAGGCTAAAAATGAACTTTCAACGGCAGGTGAATCCACGATACTAATCACGTTAACATCCATTCCAATTGCTGGGTTGATTTTTAGCTCATATAGTTTTCTATCCATATTTTTTTCCAATAAATATTGGATGGGAATAAAAAACCCCTTACTTGAAGGGGTAAAAAACTAATAGCTCGATGTTCGTTTAATAAATTGATTCTTTTGCTCGTTGGTTTCTATATCGCTATTGGTGATATATGCCTTAACAACTTGATTTTCGTTGCTTTGCGTAATAACATCGCTTAATTTGTCTGTACCGTTTTCAGCTGTTTTTAAAACTGTTGAATTAATCACCGGTGCAGAATATGTTGGGGCATCTGCTCCTGCTCCGCCTGAGGTATCACCATCAACTTTTACATTCATGATTTTTTTTACTGTTGCAAGTCCTGACATAATAACCGATGCCATTGCAGGAATGTTAAAAGGATATGGTACCTCTTTCATTACTTTTGCTCCTGCGCTATACGAATCGATTGTTGCACTTGCTATTGCCATAGTTTTACCTGCAACTGTACTCTCGCCTAATAGTTCACTTGCCTGACTTGTAGCATCGCTAATTGTGGAGAGATTTTGGAGTTTCGCTTTTGTTTCTTCATCCAACAGTTTTTTCTTTGCTTTGCCATTAGCTTTTTCAGCTTTTTGGATATTGTTATTATGTGCTATTGTAGCATCTTCTATCTCTTTGTTATTCGCTTCGATTGCTGACAATTTAGCGTTCAATTCTGCCTGTACATTGGTAATTTCATTCGCATTAATTGCAGGGTCGGCCATTAGCTCTTTTAATCTCGCTTGACCTTCTTCGTATAGTCGTTGAATCTCGCTATTTTCAAGATTCTTAGTTTCCGTTGTTATTGCTAACAATGTATCTTCATAGTCTTTTTGCGCCTGCAATTGGGCATCTAACTTTTGTTTTTGGATTTTAAAGCTATCATCTTCGTCTATTTCATTTTTGTCTAATGAATTTGCTAAATCCTTTTCGGCTTCCTTTTGGGAAATGGCTAATTGCTTCAATTGTGATAAATAAGTTAATTGATTATTCAATCTAGCATCTAAATCAACCCTTTGCTCTGCTGTAGCATTTTCTTTTTGCTTGGTATAAGATTCGATTGTTTCTAAGTATTCTTTTGAAAAATCATCCAAGAATTGACGGCTATTGCCTTTGATATAATTAAAATATTCATCATCATATTTCTTATTAATGATATTCCTTTCAATTTTTTCGGCTTGTTCAAGCTTTGTTATATCTTGGTTTAATTTGCGAGCTACAGCAATCTGTTCTTTGTATTTATCGGAAAGATTTTTTAAATCGGTTTGTCTACTGTTATGATTAGCGGAATAGGTTACTTTTTCGGCTTCTTTTAAATATCCCTTCAATTGAGATAATAACGTATCATATGTTTGCTTATTCTTTTCTGCACGCTCTTTAGCAAGGTCATTGATTCTTTTACGCTCGCTTAATATCAACACATTACGCTCCGTATTTAGTTCAATTAACTGCTTTTGCTCTTCGTCATTTAGCTTCTTGTTGACTTTTGCCGTCTCAATTAAACTTTGCCTTTTTAGCGAGTTACGTTTTAGCGATAATTCATAGACTTCTTTTTCCTTATCATCCATTGCTGATAGCATTTCTATTTGGCTATCAATACCCGTTACAATACCTTGATTTAGTTTCTTTAGTTTTTCTAGTTGTCTGCCTGCTTCACTTGTTAGACCTATGAAATCTGTCACTTTTTGGATAATATTTCCTACTGCATCAGCAACGTCTTTAAGTCCAGGAATTAAATTAAATACGACTTCTTTAAGTTTATCGAAATTTGCAACTAGCAATGCTATAGCACTAACAATTAACCCGATACCAATTGCTTTGAAGGCTGTACCGAATAGCTTAGTACTTGTTGTAGCCGTATTTGTAGCTGTTGCCAAACCTGTTGTTGCTGTACTTGCTTCACCTGTTGCAGTACTAATTGTATTGATTGTGTCGGTTGCAACTTTACCTGCTTTGAAAGATGACATTAAAGCCGTCCATTGCTTTCTGAATTGATTTAATGATTGTAAGCCCTGCATTATACTTTGCAGTTGCATCAACTTTGCAATGTTTTCTTCTGCTGTTTTGCTTTCAATACCCATTAATTGCAAAGCACCTGTAACACCGCCTAATACCCCTGTTAGGTTTTCTCCTGCTTGAACGAATTGCCCAAATCTGTCAACTGAGAGCGAATCGACAGCTAAATCAACATTTTTAACATTTTCTTTTAACTGTGCGACCTTAGAAAGAATCTCATTAAATTCTTTACTACCCTGTTGCCCTGCTGTTGCCATGGCATAAAGGCGGTCCTCTAATTCACCAATCTCCCTATTTACGTCCCGAAAAGGCTCGTTTATATCACGAATTTTTAGCTCTAATTCACCTGCTTCTTTTGATAATTGTTGTAATTTAAGTGGGTCTTTTGTCGTTCTTTGCTCATCTCGAAGCTTTTTCAATAAGTCATCCATCTCCGACAATGAAAGGATAGTATTTTTTAAGTCCTTATTATCAGTTTGAGGTTTTACCTTATTTTTATTTACATCGTCAATTGTCTCATTTAGGTCTTCAACTACTTTCCCAATATTTTGAATTTCATTGACATTGGAAGATGGGTTTATGATTGTTTCGTTTAAATCTTTGATTGCTTTGCTTGTCTGCTCAATCTCCATATTGACCTGTGCCAATGCATCACCTGACACTTTTAATTTAACTTCTTGTAAAGCATCTAGCTTTTTTTCAAGCTCTTGGACTTTCTTTTCCGCTTCTGCTACATCGACCTGTACACCAAGTAAAATCTCTTCCTTATTATTGTTATTACCTTTAATAGCCATTATATTTTTCTGATAAATATTGGCTTGGTGGCAAAGGGCGGAAAACAAAAAAGGCTACCCAATTGGATAGCCCTCATTTACATACGCTGGTAGATATATGTAGGGTACTTGTTATAACAAATATATATTATATTGTAATTTTTTGCAATTTGCACTTTGATAGTAAAGTATTGTTATTGTAGTTCACTTCTAACAACTTGAAATAGGCGTTACCATCTTCATTTTCAATATATATAGGCTTAGTAAAATCTAGTTGTTCAATATCTTCTTTCGTTAGAAAAATTTCAACTTCCAAAATGGTCAAATTATTATCTGTCAATTCCTTAATTCTATTTGTATAATGTAGATTGAACAATGATTTAGACTTGTCTATATTAGTATAATCATAAGTCATCAAGTTATACGGAATATCGAATAATAACATTCCCTCAAAAGCATCTAAACTGTTAAACGACAACATACTACAATAGTTATATGAGGGTCTATAACCTATTAGCGTATCGCCATTTTTTATCTCATACGATGTTGATAGGCTCTTTAGTCCATTATTATAGAGAATCCTAATATTGGATTTAAACGGTTTTTTCTCACCCATTAACGAATCACTTTCGTAAATTATTGGTAAATTCTTCAAGTCCTTTGAATGACTTAAATTTTGTGTTGGTGCAAATATCAATTCTACACTATTATCATCTTCTGTTCCGTTTTCATTGATTACCGAATAATCACCAAAATTTGATTTATAGGTTTCCTGATAAAAGTTATTCATCATATCGCTGTCTTCCGTAAATTTGAATGAATAAGATTTTGGAAGGTTAATATTTGTTGAGAATTTAGCCTTTGCCCATTCTATTTTATTGCTCCAATCAATAGAATTTGAGGGATTTAAAGTGATGATGTCCTTATAAAAATTGTTATACGTATCCAAGACAAATCTATTCGGAATGTCTTTGTCCTGATATAAATAAAGATTGAATAACTGCATCACGGACTTAAGAAAATCCAAAATCTTTATATCTTTCGGAATGTAGTTAAATACATTAATAGTATCATCGTAATTAACACTTATTTCCGTTGTTGTATTCTGCTTACCGACTTGTATTGTAATATTATCAAATTGGATTCCTGTTTCATTCTTTGTATTGGCTGCCGTCTGGTCCTCCCGAAAGAATACAAACGCAAATTCCCCTTGCAGATTATCGACCTGCAAATCGAATTCCATATTGAACTCCTGACTAATATTAATATCAGTCTTTTGCACTTTTGTATAATGTTTTAGTTGTCCTTGTTCCAATTTGTTCGCTCCTGCTACATCAGCAAGTCCCACCAACCAAGTACCTATTGTGCCTTTTGGCATAACTAGGCGAAAACGCAAATAGAGTGTACAATTGATGTATTTATCTCTTGGTCGCAATGTTGGCATTGACAATTGTGTTACTCCGCCCCCTCCGTTCGATTCCCAAAGCTTAAAATTTGTCTTTGTTCCTACTGTCCAAAAGTCATCAACAGATGAATTAAATTCACTTGCTACACCGTTAATCGTCTGCAAATTAAGATTATTACCTGACTGTGCAGGTGTAGACATAAGTATTTTTGTTATAAGCCCCTCAACCCCCTTTGTAAAGTTTTCAAAATTGTTGGGAATGAATATTTTATTGATGAGATTATCAATCTTTGATAATTCAACCGTATTATTATTCAATAGCGTGTTATCTTCCTTTTTTTGTGTGTAAATCTTTTTACTCTGGTCGAACCTAAACCCTTTAAAAATAGCGTTTAAATAGGATTTCAGATAAAATGCAGGTCGTAAATTATTGATGTCAAAATTATTATCATAGGGGTCATAATTACCTGTACGATAATCGACACCATAATCCAACATCGGGAAAAGGTAGCTAGCTGTTGAACTTGTCCAAGTCGGAGTAATGTATGTATAATTAAATTGAACCTCTTCTGACAAGCTATCAAGCTCATGTAAATAGCGGTCTTTAATGTTACCCATGAAGCTAACAACCTTGCCTGTTATTACAGCATTGTATTCGGTTTTATTGAAGTCAACAATTTGTAATTTACCTTTAAGGAGTTGTGTATTATCTTCAAATAACTGGCAATTAACAAATTGGTTAGGCGTGTAATTATGTCCTAGTTGTTGGGAATATAACGTTGACGAAAATGTTGAAATATCGTATAGATTTCCCAATGCGTTATTATTGTTTTTTGTTCGTAATAACTTAATATCGTAGGTTATGGTATCATTCCGCTTGGTTATATCTTGAAGGTTTTCAACTGCAAAAATAGTTGAAGTGTTGAACGTGTCAATATCAACCTCATAGACTTCATTATTGTCGTCCGACATTATATATAGATTGTACTTTTTAGCCATTTTTTATTGATAAATATTGGCTTTGGTAACATGGTCTGCTATCGATGAAATACAATAAAAAACCCCTCGCATCCGAAATATACGAAGGGCTAAAAACTTCAATTTTTATGAAAGAGTATGAATTTACAAATTATATTTTATATTCTGACCAGTTAATATTGTCTTTAATCTCCCAATACTTAGCTAATGTACTGTTAATATGCTCGATAGTTGCAAAATAAAAGGTTTCATAATCCTCAAAAGAATCAAACTCCTTATACTCTCCTACTCCATTTTCGTCATATAACTTAACTTTTAAGGGTAATTTCGTCGTATTTTTAGTAAAATAGTCATACAACATCTTATAATTCTGCTGATTTTCAAATGATAACCATACTTTTTTACCATTAATTTCTAAATTTTCGATGATTTCCTTTTCACATTCGCTATTTAGTTCGTTTAGCACATCATCTGAAACAGTTTCTTGTGTTGGTTTTCCTTTGTATTCCTTATTGAATAGGTAATGGGTATCGTTATTACTACAAGTAATTTCACAAATCCATAAGTCCTTATATGGGTCGGCCAATAACAGCCCACCCATTTTTCTATCTTCTACTTTCTTTAACATTTTAATAATTATTAGGAGTAACTACCGCTATATTACCATAGAAGGCAAAGCGAGGGGTTACATTTTTGTTGGTTGTATATATATAACTACTAGCCATAACGCGGTTCTCGACGTTATTTGAAGCGAATCCAAGTATATGTTTTTCATCTCCTGCGTAGTATGCAGGATATTGAAACCAACTAGATGAATAGCTATAATACAACGTTCTTCTATCACAATTCATATCGGGCAACATATCCACATAACGACCGATTTGCAAATCTTTTACATCCTGATAATAACCCAATAACCCCCTTCTTCCACCTTCAACATCAGTTATTAAAGCTTGATAAGCGTTATTTGTATAGCTATTATAAGTGAACGGCAAAAAGTGTTCGACTGCCAAACGATTTTCATACAATCCTTCATATCCGAATGCAACCGAAATAGGTGTATTTATAAAGGAGCCGTCAGCTAATTTATAACGTGGAGAATCGGAGTTTTCACCGTTAGTTTCCTTCATTCCGTATGGAGCGGATGCACCGTAATTGGAGAATAACAAATTAGGCTTCGTATCATGCACGTTGTAGATAAACTTGGTTTGGAAATTCCTCTCTCCGTATGCAATCATGTGCAGAATTTGAATATGTTTCAAAAGTCCGTATTTAGGTAGTTTGAACCCCTCGCCCCTTGAATTTATTTTGGTTTCTATTTCTGCTAAACTTAACAAGCTTGCCGTATACGTACCGCCTTTTTTTGACCTAATAACAGGGTCATTATCCGCATTATAGGAATTTGGAAACGCCGATAATAAACATTCGTCAAACTTATTCCAATCATAAACGTCACTTATATCATCACCCTTGACTAAAGTAATCGGTGTATTAAAAGCATCTATATAATTGTCAGCATAATATGTGTTACCTGATACATATAAATATTTTGCATTTGCAGGAATCTGACAAACAGTATCAACCCACCAATTCGAGTTTGATGTTTCAGCATTTTTAATTTCAATTGTGTCAATTACATTGTCATTTGCATCAGTAAATAGACTTACCTGTGGGAATTGACTTGCACTATATCCCATCGGAAAAGCAATAAAATTATAACCACTAACATCAACCCGATAAATCCCGTAATCAGTCGCTGAGCCGTTACCACTAACATTTACCTGCTTTAATGATGCGTTAATAGTTGCATATCCTTTACCTAAATATCTATCTGCGATTCGCTCCCAATCACCGCTATTTCTAAGGTCATTTTTTGTAATTACTTTACGCTCTATAGCTTGACTTTTTGGTTTATCCGCATTGGTTGATAAATAAATAATACTCTTCCCTTCTTTGTGATTCGTAATTCCTTTATACCAATAACTTGGTTCCTTTATAAATACGTCTCCGTTGGTTCCATCAATATTTGCTAGCGTTGTACCATCCGCATAATAGTTACTGTTGGTATCGCTCAACTGTGCAATATTCATTGTAGAACCTGACAATTTACCCAAATATCTATGCCTTTTGTCCAATAAAGCTTTAAAGTGTCCACTTGGAGCATACGGCAATGCAGTTGTATAACCTGTTTTGTTTTCAGGGTTGTAAATATTTGCTGTTGCAACCACATCACGCATATATACGACACTACTATATTCAGCCTGAATGATATTTAATTCAGGGAATTGTGTTCTCAAAACTGCAATATCATCATAATATTGAGTCAATCTATACGAACCCACTAAACGTGCTGTCGTTACCAAATTCCCCTTATCATCAACACCACCGATGTTTTTAAATTGATTTAAAAATTCAACATCGCCTTTCATATCGATGCCTGTAACACGGATGTTGGTAATTGTGGTTTTGTTCGCAAAATACAATTGGTACCAATCAATATTTGGGCAATTCGATATTGACAATACTTGCAAAGAACTTCCCTCTGGAAATTGAATATTTGCGTTATTCAGTTGAGCAACGGAGTTTAACACCAAGCTCTTCATGTTCTTTGGTAATACCAATAATTGCAATGGCGCACCATCAGCAAATAATATTGAAGCCAAATTATTACACCCTAATGCGTTCACCTGCTCCAACCTTGTACAACTTGATAAATTGATTGAAGGTAAAGCTGTATAATTACGAATGTCCAAAGTTTTAAGCATGGGTAATTTATTACCAACTGCAATCTCTGTTAAAGGGTAGGTTTTACCACTCGCACCTCCTAATATTAAGGTTTCTAGTACTGGAAGGTTAGGCAAATTTAAATCAACGAAGCCTCCCCATTCGCTCATATTCAAAGATGACATAAAAATTCCCCCATAAAGGTGCATGATGGTACCGATATTTGCATCATTTGGATATGTATATGACCATTCAACACCTTTAGCAACTTTTGCATGGGTCATGATTGTGCCTTCACGACGTACTTGGAAATAGAAATCCCTTGATGGTATAGCCTTAATTTTTGCTCCTGCATTTGAATAACCTTTCCAAGCGATATCAGTTAAAGTATATTGACCTGTACTGTATTTAGCATCAAATAAATTCAACCTATTAGTCAACCACCAATGTCTGTGCGATTTACGAGAACCTTGCATTAATTCCAAGTATGAATATTTCAAATTTGACACGGTTCCACCAACATTAACATCAACACCCGTTGTACGAGGTTTAACATATTTATACTGAGCATCCAAATTGTATGTTCTTTCAACATATTTATCGGATTGCTCCTTATCAAGGATGTTGAAAATGTAGTCATTGCTCATCTTGGTACGAATACGTTGGTAAGCTTCTTGTAATTCAGTTTGAAATTCCGTTCTTAAGTTTTTCCACAATACAGAATTGTGACCTGCAAAAGCATATACAGTATTACCGTTAATACTTAATTTGTCATCTATTGTATTTTCATCCAAATCAAAATCGTAACGTACACGTCCACTATTGTCCAACCCTAAAATTGTATCATTATCATAAAAGATGAAATAGGCTAACATTTTATCCTTCTCGGTGTCATACCAAAATGCTAACATTTGGTTCTTTACCCTTTGGTCAACTGCTCCCATTATATCGGTAAAGACATAATAATCACATAGGTATTTTACATCTGCATAGTCTTTAAGCTCGGTCTTGAATTTCGGCTTATTGGCTTGTGTACTTTTTACCCATTTAACAAACCTTTCCAAATAAACAGGCTTCTTTGTACCGTCCATGTAATCGTTTTGATTATCGGGAAATCTTGCTTCGAAGGTTCTTGTCCAATCAGGAATTTGCTTACCTTCTACTGTAACCATTGTATCAAAATCATCAACGAGATAGGAACCAAGTTCCGTATCATTCGAAAGGAATTCCCAGCATTCAGTTGGATTTTTACCACCGAATTTTGTCTGAATCCAACCTGTAGGCGTTACACCGTCAGCTTCAACGTGATAGTTAGGTATATTAAGGAAACCAAAAACATTTTCTGTTCCTTTATCATTATTCATATTGAATTTACCAAGGAATTTAGGTACATCGTTAATTGTCGCTCTATAGAACAGGTAACAAGGCTCACCATCGACAGTGGTACGCACATCATATGCGTAATTATTTGGAACAGCTTTTTGTGGTGGTGTTTTTTCTCCAATACTTGTCAAAGTATTGTGTACAAGCCTTGCCATACCTGTATTGTGCGAACTTGAAGATTCGGCAAAATCAGCCTTAAGACACCACAAATTTACAGGTGCAGGCACTTTGCCGTTATCGCTTTTTACTTTAAATGAGAATAACGCTTTATCCTGTAATACCCCACCATTACCTTGTGCATCACAACCTAAATAAAATTCACCTGCTTGCTTTTGAGAATTTAATAAGCTGATTTTGTAATTCTTGATTGGATATGCAAGCGATGATGTACCTTGCAATTGAATCGAGCCACCAACCAATTTGAAATTCAATTGCGGTTCAGATTTCTTTATATGTAAAATCTCGGTAACGTTGTACTTTGTTTTTTTATTATTGTTAATGGCTGCCTGAAGCACTGTTGGTACTCCGTTAGCTTCAACCCCTGTAATGACGATGTAACGCATATCCTCCGCAACGTTATCAACCGCAATTTCTCCATTACCGTCAACGATTGCATTAGCATTGTACTTGCTCACAATGTCATTTACATTATCCAAGTCAACAATTGACAAATCCAACACCTCGCTATCATTCAAATAGCGGTTGTATAACCTAGTGTTGTATACTTCTAATGTAGCACCACTGCCACCCAAAATAATATTAGATTGTATAGCTTGATAAATTGAATCACTACTTGACATTTGCACACCCCCTGACATAATTCCGTTGATGTACAGATAAAGCATTGAATCATTGAGCTTTTCATAATCTGACGATGTTGGAGAAACAAAAGGAAAGGAAACAAACGTGATATTGTACACCTCATTCGGTGCCAATTTCATGCTCACTGTAGCTTTGCCTTTTGTTTGCATTAATGCCTGCGTTGCAGTAATTACAAAGCCTGTACCGTCACCATCTAAGCACCTTATTAATTGTGAATTATCATCAACAACATCACTAGCTCTAAACTTGATTTGGTATGTAAATGAGTTGCTAACAACTGCGTTACCTGCATTCAACGCATTATAATTAATCGTTGCTCTGCCATTATCTGATAAGCGCAAAGCATTATTCAACCAACCATCACCACCGTACTTTACACCTGTTAATGTCGCTGTTATTGGGCTGTTGGTAGAATTCCAAGTATCTTTATTTACATCGTTATTTGTTCGTCCCGATGCAAGGAATTTGAAAACCATATTATCAGTTGGTTCCGATAAATTGATGTTCGAGTTACTTACAGATACATTAAATAAGTACTCAATAGTACCTGTTGTAATCTTAGCAACATATTCGCCTGCTGATATACTTTTATTAGTAACTCGTTGACTTGTAAAGCCTACGTTAGCACTTGAAATTAATGCTCCATCCACAATAACATTAACCAATTTTGTTGGTTTTAAAGGGTCATAAACAGCATAATTTATATTATAATCCTCAAATTGCTTTGCCACAATAACAGGTCTTTGGCCTGCTTCAATTACTCTACCATCCAAATAATTATATCGTGATGCAACAATTGGAGTACTATTATTAGCTTCACGAATAATCAAATCATAATAGATTGAATTTGATAGAATAGTAGAGCTTACAACGTCCAACTCCGCAACAATTTGCACATTGATATTACCATGCGAATAGCTCGATGTAGGAATTAATATTGTACCTGTTGCAGTTGATTGTGTTATTGTTCTAGTCTCATAAAGTGAATTATTGACGTATGTTTTTAAAGTTTTGTTTCCTGAACCCTGTAAAGAGAAAGGCACATAAATAGATGTTCCTTTATCATAGTATTGAGCAATATCTAAAGAGGAATTTAAAACCAAATTCACCACCAATACAGTATATGTAATTGTAGCTACCTGCACTCTATCACCCGTGTTTACTTCTGCACGAATTCTAATCAAGTTATTACCTAACTGCAATAAATCCGATACATCCAAGTTATTAATAGTACCTGCATTTACTATCGATTCTTTTGTCACACTATTTGCCCCTGCTGTAACTGTCGCAACAATTGTTGCAGGGTTTCCTGTGGATTCGTTCGTAGTAGTGTCGATGTGGTCGTATTGGAATTGTAGAATTAATTCATCACCTTTTTTAATGGTACTATTTTGAGACAATTTTGTCAACACAATTTTAGTCGTGGTTACTTCACCACTACCACCGCCACCGCTAAATTCCTCGGTTGTACTTAAGATGTCGCCATTCTCATTAAGTAATGAAATAGAATATACTTTATCATCCCCTTCACCAACTGTTGCTAAAGATAATTGCGTTCCATATTTAGCATCAAGCTGATTGAAAGCAGATGCAACAGCACTAGAGCTAACAGGGTCAGTTGATGCAGGATTGATAGTTTGCTCAACATTGATATTCACATTGATATTCACATTACCGCTGTTATCAGGTTCGACAACTGCATTATTAACCGACACACTTTGCACTGGAGCATCAGGAATTTGTATCGATACTTTACCATTATTATCAGGTGCAACATTTTCACCATTAACATCAATTGACTGTACAGGTGCAGATGGGATTGTAATTGCTACATTTCCATCAACATCGGGTGCTACATCATCACCGTTCACACTGATACTTTGTACAGGTGCCAATGGTACAATAACTTCTTTATATTCCCCTTTTTCGTTAAGGAATTTATTTGAATCACCTGTAGCTTCAACTTTGATTTTAGAAACTTTATCTTTTTCAGTTGTTGTATAATCATTAGTTGACAATTGTTTCCCTGTGACTTTGTCAACCTTGGTATTAAGACCTGAATTGATTGTAGCATCCAATTGTGTTTTTGTTGGTAAGCCTGATAGCTTGGTTATTTCACTATCCAGTACTAGGCTTTTATTATTCTCTTTATCGACTTTGTTCTTTGTAATTTCTCCGACCTCGATGAAATAAGGGTCACCACTAACAGCATCTGCACCCAATATTTTATCGTTTGCATTTACTTGTGTCTTTTTCGTGAAATCCTTCGGAAACTGTTTTTTATTCGCCATTTTTTTTAACTTCTTTCGGATAAATATTGGCTTTGTCTATATCAACAGTTAGGATATATAGATAGATGGGGTATTATTTTTTAATCTACAAATAATCGATTATAGAATCAATATTTGACTTCATTAGATGCTCTAGGATGCAATAACTTTTAACATTCATATCAATAGTTCAAAACCACTTCTAATGTATTACAGGGGCTTATATGGCTTAAAATCTTCTTTATTTTTTAATTCACAAAAAAGCCCCAATTAAGGGGCTAAAACTAGTATGTAAAAAAAGAATTAGTACTTTAATGTTACGCTATTAAGCCAGTTATCGATAACAAAATCACCTGAATTAACTGCTAAATACAATGCTGAATCAGGATTATTGTTCAAATCAATATCATTTGCATTGATAACCGTCTGTAATTTCTGAATGCTAAATGGAGCAGTGTATTGCAAATCCAATCTGTTGCGCTTGAATCCATTAACATGCTGTTGCAGTACCTTGTATGTTTTGTTATCAACGCTGATTTCTACAAGAAACTCCTCAACACCTATATATACTTTATTGCTCGTTATAATCTCTTTAGCTAAGTTACTTTCGTAGTCATCTAAATAGCCACTTGATGCTGTATAGCTATATGTGTTATTATTACTTATTACGTCCTTATTACCAAAGAATTTACCGTCTTGTGAATACGTGTTATTTCTTGATATTGGTCGATTGATATAGGTCTTTGCAGTTGTTAGTGTCTCAATACTGTTGTTGACAATAATTGAATCCCATCCACCAAGCACATTTTTAAAGATGATATTTCTTTCCCTTAATTGACAAGATTCTTGCATTGTGTATATACGGCTCTCGCTTACTTCATTGTTAGAACCATCCAATACGACCACCTTATATGTGTGTGTTATATTTACCTCATCATTGTCTTTGATTAATGGATGGTTGAGAATTACCAAAGGTGATACATTGAGATTAATCACATTTTCAGATGCTTGTCGTGATATTGGTATCGATACATCAAGTAATAAATCATTGTCGCTATCGTATAAACTTACTTTAAGCTTCTGTCCATGCCTATTTAAATCAAAGATTTTTAAAAACTCCTTTTGCTGTGTTGTAATATTCTTTACCTGTTGTTGGTTGGTCAAGAATTTTGCTTTGGGGTCTGTATTGCTTGGACCTTTGTACGGTTGAATGTTGTATTTATTACTATCATATCCAAAAAAATCAATTACATTTTCTTCACTCTCAAAAAAGTAATTATCTGTTTCGTTAATCGTATCTCCTGCTGTTATATTACCTGTTGCAGGGTCAATTGTATATTCCTGTATACTTACATTGTAGGCAGGTAAATTACTCAACGTTATCACCTCATTACTGTTGTTCAATATCGATTCTGCTAAGTTTTTAAGAACATTAGAAACATCGACCGATAGCACATTGGTTAATGGCTTTGGAAAAACCTTTTTCTTTGCTATTATATCGGTGCTTTGTGCCTTGGTCATCGTCAGCACACAATATATTAGATTAGGATTGTCCGATGAAAACATCCATGTATTTAGATTGCCATTAGGGCTTATTGTATGTGGTTCTTTTATTATTGTTATTGCCATTTATTTATAATTTTCTTTGTAGGTTTTCGCCATATTGATTGAAAATATGGAAGCGAATTTGGTCACCAAGGTTCGCTTGTATTCGTGTGTTCAATTCATTTTTCAGCCAATCAACATTATCACGCCAAAATCTCCCTTTAGATTGAAATCCTTCTTTATATACTTTTGCCCTAATCGCATAGGCTAATTGGGTTATCTTCTCGTCCGTTGTCATATCATCAAATGCACTATCTTTAAAAAACTTGGAGTTGTTAGAGGTAATCAATTGTCTGTTTTTTACCCAGTCAATAAAAACCGAAACAGGGGGCTTATATTGAGAATATGAAAATGGACTTCCATTGTTCTTTTGAGTTCCGTTAACGCCAGCGTCCTGATATATAATATGTTGTAAACCAAGAACTTGAATCTCATTCATACTATTAACTAAAATTGAAAGCTCTTCAATGGAGCCTGTCACCAAGAAATCATTAATACCATTAATATCATTCTTAACTCTTTCAATGAATTCTGCCACTATCTGCTCCAGTATGGTCATATTAAAAGAAAATGCACCTTTATCTTCACCAACCGTTGCAACTAGATTGTCAATTAGGTTATTAAATTGTGCTTTCTTTGATGCTTGTTTTAAACTCTTTGCCATAGTTATTTTTTAAGAATATTTACTTTGTCTTTGAGCAATGAGCTATATACAAATACATCGACGGCATACATTTTCATCCCTTTGAGCATATCAATAAAAAGGTATTCGCATACATTATGGAGTAATTCAAAATACCCCCACCTTTTATAGAATTCCTTCTTTAAAAATGCTTGATTGGCTTCTATTGCTCCTTGTCCTTCTATCGTTTCAGGCTCTGCATCAAAGAGATTTCCAAAGCTTTTAAATAGTTGTTCAACTGATTCTCTAGCACAAAAAAAAACCTATTGGCTTCTGCCATATTCATTGTATTTTCTATATCTTGTATAGGTTCTTTTAATAATATGTTTATCATTTCAGGCCAATTGCTTATACTGTTCTGCTCCTGCAAATTCATATACTTTAATAGGTCTTCAAATATGATTTGGTCAAACCCCTTAACTAAGCTTTCATCAATCTCTGCTGTATGGTTCGATTCGTCATTTTCGAATGCATTAAACTTCTCCGCTACTTTAAAATAATCAACCTGTTGAAATCCTTCAACATCATATAATGGTACGCCAGTAAACACATAGAAATATATGTCTAGCATGTTACGGTATACCTTTTCAAAATCATCAACACCCCCTAATTTGTCAATCAAAGACCTGAATTGTATATACTGTTTTAGTGTTATATCAGCCCACTTTTTAGGAAGCTTATCAATTAATTCTTCTTTCTTTACCATTATTATTTTTGGATAAATATTGGTTCGTTACCAACCATATTTTGATAAGGGATTGCCATTAACTAAATGTTGAACATCGGGAAGGTATTTATTACATAGTGCCAAACTAACAACCGTATCATCATGACAGCCACCTATAGCGTTATATGTTACGTGTCCCCCTTTCATTAGTTTATACTCAAAGGTTGATAATTCATTTGCTGTAATCTCATTGAATTTTAACTTATCCTTCTCCAATGCCAATATCAATTCCTTAATAAGTTGTGGTTTGCTCTGAGCCGTAAAGGTGAAGCCAATAAGATTTAAAATGCCTTGATTTATCAAATTATCATAGACAACTTTACCAACACCTGTAATGTCCATTACCTTCATAATCCCCTGTGGTAACGCTTTTATCTTCTCTTCAACAATAACCCAATCATTGGACTGAAAATGTATGTGGTCAGTCATTTTGCCACTTGCTGACATGAATGTTATTGATGTAAAGTCGGTGGTTGATGCAACGTCAATGCCTATAATTGCGGTCGGCTCCGTGCTATATTCTTTAATTGTATTTCGTGTAATTACATCGAGCGATACGATACCATTTTTATTACTTCCTGCTACGGCTAAATACTCCTGATTGAATGATTCGCTTGGTAAATCAGCCTTTGCGTTATCTATTTCTTTGGGGTCTATATGTGGATTGTCATAGGTTGTAAATTGGAAATTCTTCCACTCATTATTATCTACTGCTTTCTTTGTTAACTCAAAAAAATAATCCTTTCCCCTCGGTGTTGAAATAAATAATGCTTTACCTTTGGTCTTGGTCAACAACGGTCGCAATGCGTTCTTCCAACCCTCTTCTAAATCCGCAATAAATGATGCTTCATCAATGATTAAAATATCATATTCACCACCTCTGAGGGCATCTAAATTCTCCCCACTGAAAAAACTAATAGTACCACCGCTAATAAATTCGATTGTTAAATCACTCTTATTTGCTTCATAAATACCTGTTGGTAATTGGTTTATTATTTCTTTAAAGAATCTCTTTGCTAATCGGTATTGGGGTGTAACATAAGCTATTTGTTTACCCTGTACCCCCTCTATTATAGAGATGGTTTTACTTATTAAAGATTTGCCCCAACGGCGGCCACAACACATAGTGATGAATCGTGTTGTTTTAAAAGCATCAAGAACTATTTGTTGGGTTGCATGTGGTTTAGGTAATTTGAGATTAAAGTTATTCATCCTCTCCACCCTCATTTGTGGTTTGTTGACTATCTTCGTCCCAACTGATATTGATGTTTATATCACCTTTAATTTCATTGGTATTCTCATTTTTCGTTGCTGAAAGCTTAGGTTTTAGATAATTCATCAAATCAATATACACCTGCAATCTCCTGCTAGAATTAACCTGTTGAAGGTCATCAATAATTGTTTCGGCCAATGAATCCATTACCATTTCAATTGTTGCCTTGGTTCTTGCTGTTACTTTATTTGGTGTACCTTTTTTTCGTCCTACGGTGTTCCCTTTTTTTAAACTTGTTTCGTTTCTTTTTTGTGGTTGCTTTTTGTTCATTTTGCCCTACTTTGCCCTACTTTAGGGCATCTCCAACAATAAATATTGGCACGCAACTATATTGCATTTAAAAATGTATGGACATAAAAAAAGGATAGCTTAATTACTATCCTTTAAATAAAACATATATAATAAAATGAAAATTACTTTTTACCCTTTCTTCTACTTGTTGTTTTCTTGGTCGGCTCTGGCACCTCTTCCACTTTTATTTCGGTTTCTGTATTTTCGGTACTAACATCATTTTCTTCATCCACCTTTGTTGCTTCCTGCTTGCTTAACCGCGCGAACACTGGCAATAAGTCACCAAGAAAATCCCTAATAGGTGCTCCACAACAATTTGGTATTGTGGTTGGAAATCGCACGGTGGGATAAGCTTCTTTTAACTTACTTAGAATAACATTTAAATGCTTTATTGTGTCATCGTAAATTCTAAGATTACTGCCACCATCCTTCTCATATTCTTTTAGAATATCTTCTATCTTTTTAATTTCTTTTAAAAGCTCTATTTCTTGTTCTGTCATTTATATTTTACTTTTTATTACTTTCAACCCTGCTATCAATACAATTACCCCTATCGCTAACCAAATAGTTATTGTACTGTTGGGTTGTTTCTTCTCTTCTTTAACAATAAGCTTTCCTTTGTTTTCCTGCTTATTTTCCGTTTGTTTTTCTCTATCAACAATCAAAGTTGATATGTATCTTTCAGTGCTATCTACTGCTTTACTTAATACCTGCTTGCTTTTATCTTTTGTATTTTTTCTAAGCTTTGCATTACCTTTTGCAACGATACCACCATCTTTTTTTACTTCAATGCTATCAGCCGTTATGCTCGTTTCTCTATCAATATCATTTGTTATTTGCTGTTGCTCAGTCGTTATTACCTTACCATATTGCTGTTCTTCCCCTCGTATCTTTTCGCTTATATTTTCCTTTATATTTACCTTTTCAACCTTTTCAACTCGGTTAACTTTCTTAGTGGACTTGTTGAAGAGCGAGCAACTTGATAAGGAGAATAACAGAATTAACATTAATATCTTATTCATTCAACCTCCTTAGTATATCTTTGCAGTCTTTTGTGACCTGTTCCAGTATCTCATCATAACGCTCTCTATCTGCGTTATTAAATCTTCCCTTTTTACCTGTACCTTTCTTGTTGATGTAGTTGTAGAATAATTGCCTTTGCTTTTCTGTCATCAGCTCTATAAAGTCATCAACGTTTAATTGATATTTTTTTTCAAAGCCTGTCTCCTGGTCATCTTCAATAATATATTCATCGTCATTTTCAAAAAGCTCATTGTGGTTGACTCTTTTAATATTAGAGTCATATTCAGTGCTGAATCTTTTATTTTTCTCATAGTAGCTTTTTGCGCTTGGGTATTTTTCATTAACATCTCGAAATAAATGACGTTGAGCCATCAAGCAAATTGTTGCTGTTAACTTTTTTGGGTTTTCCAATAATTCAGGCCATTTTTCGAGCTTGATTAAATACACTTCTTTAAATAGCTCGTTATAAAAATCCCCCATTTCCCTACTGATTTTTTCATCGCTCCATCCCTTTGACTTAAGCCATCCGCTAATGTAATGTACGATAGGATTATGCGAGCTTGAAGACTCCCTCCCCATATATGTACCTTTGTATCGTCCTGTTGTATACAATTCGGTAATTGCTTCTTCTTTTCTTTTTAACGTTCCTTCTTTATCAAATTCTATTTCTAATTCTTGTTTCGAAGGCTTCTCAAATTTTTTAAATATGTTTCCTTTGTATTCTTCCTGCACTTATCTACTTCAATCTAATTGGTAGCGCATCTTTAATGCGTTCTAACACTGTAGCACAATAAGGTGCGCTAAGTGTCACTAATAGCCATTGTGTAATTGGCATCGGTGCTAAATTGAATAAACCTATTATCACACAACACCACCACGCCATACAAAAAGAGCATGAAAATGGCTTGCCATATCTGTCCAAATAAGCGTATAAAGGAATGGTCATTACTGTGTTAACAACCATCCCGATAATTATACTATATGTAATTATATCTCCCATTATATTTTAAAAAGGTTTATAAAAAATTCTTGTCCTTTTGCAGTAACTTTTGTCACTGTTGTCATTTTTCTTTTACCTTGATTGTCAAGATATTCGCTGTATTTCAACTCAAATAATCCATCTTCGACAGCGTGTTGAAGAGGCTTGTTATATTTATCACCTCTTACACCTAAATAGCCCAAATCCCTAAGAAGTTGGAACAATTTATTTTGTCCAATTTCAAAACCTGCTTGACTAATAAGTGTGGCAAGATGACCGATTAAAATGCTATCTGCACTTTCTTTTACTGCATCTGCAAAAACAACCTTTGGTGCTTGCTCATTTAATAACGTTGCTTGTTCATTTACCTTTGTGCTTACCTCGTTTAATTGTTTATTTGTCTGCTCCAATAGCAATTGTTGTTGTTCAATTTGCTCAGCTTGTTGACTAGCGAGCAATAACGCACCGCTTAATGTGGTGGGAATTTGAAATTGATTGTTTACCGCTTGTTGTTCCAGTTGCTCCCACCTGTTAATCAACTTCGCTCTTGCGACATCGTTGAATTTTGTTGCGATATAAAGGCTCTCTTTTTTCGTTAAGAGGTATTCAGGTCTTTTTTGTCCTTTTCCATCTGTGTATTCAACCAAGGAAAAATTTCCTCCGTTAACTTCAACCCAAGATTTTTCCATTTTTCTAATTGCTTTCATTACGTCGCTGTGTGGCTTACCTGCGTATTCTGCAATCTCTCTACTACTTAATGTTTGTCCATTTTTGTTTGTATTTACTATTTCCATTATTTGTTATTTACTTCTTTATTTTTTCTCTTCTCTTCAATCCTACCCTCCAATATTTTTATCATTACTTGTAGATGGTGGCATATCTCATACTTTTCTTTTTTCTCCATTACCTTTTGTATATCTCGCATATACTGAAGCTTTGTTATTGTTTCTTCGTTATCATCTTCCTTAGTATCTCGAATTGCTTTTATCGTACTCCCTAAGTAGATGTTGTTTAATTGTTGCTGACTTAACACTTTCTTTATTTCCTTCATCGTCAAGTCTCCGTATTCTTTTAATGTCATCTTTGTTTCTCTTTCTTTATTATAAATATCACGTCAAAAAAATAATTCACTTTTTTCTTAAATTATTTCTCAAATCACTGATATTCAGGTAAATTATTTTTCTATTAATATATATTGAAATGAGATTTTTATAAACTCTATTAAAAAAAAGGCACAAAAAAAGGGGCTAATTAAAGCCCCTTGAAAACAAAAATTCATGAAAATAATTAAAACGGAATACAAAAATGAACGGCCTATTCCTTAGCCTTATATTTTATTAAATTGCCTGTTGCAACTCGTTGTATAGTCGTGTTGCAGTTGCTCCACTTATACCTTTATTTATTATTTGCTGAATACTGATATTGTTGTTATTCAGGAAATATTTTACTATTTCTTTTTTAGTTCTTACATCCTTTATATGACGGCTACATATACGTGTTGCTGTAGCTTCTTTCTCGCTTACCGTCACTTCTTCAACTTGAGTTATTTCTTTTACTTCTTTTACTTCAACTTGTTGACGGTCATTATTATTGAATACTATTTCGTTGTTATCGTCAGGCACAATATAAGCTTCAACATTGAAGTGTATTTTATTTTCTACGTCCAATTCTTCATCCTTAAAGAATGGTGTATCAGCACCTTTGATTTTTTTGCGCTCAATTAATGTGCTGGCATATACATCTTCACTACTGCTAACCATATTGCCCTCGCTGTCGTTAACAAATTGAGGTTCAAAGTATTCATTACTATTTTTAACTTCTTCAATCGCTGTTGAAGGTTGACCAATAATATTTTTATTACCATTAACCAACTCATTTATTTGCTGTTGCATTGATTGTACCAACTCTTCCAAAATTGAAACCTTAAATTCTAATTGAGTTATCTTTTCTTGTGCTTCCATATTTATTTTATCTTCTTTGACATACTGGTATTCTTTACACCATTTTGTTTGTTTAACACCTTTCACCACATACCCATCGACAAGAAACTTTTGGATATATTTAGGCATACTATTATATTCTGTATATCTGTCTTTTATTTCACCGTTATTCACTTCCCACTTATACACGTTGTTAATTGCAAATGATTCGCTTTTAACACCGTCTTTATGCGCACCTACACGCATAATAATATTATTGTCAATGAGGGGTTGAAAAAGGTTTTTCCATACTTGACCATTTGCCCCGAATAATTGACGATGATTATCTTTATTCAATTGATAGCCTTGTGTATTGTTTGTACCTCTATTAATAAGGTATACCAAGAAAATAGCCTTATTGGCTTCTGCTTCTGTACTGTAAATTTCTTGTACTTTCTCTTTTACTTTTTGGGTGTAGTCTACTATCACACCATTTACTTTTTTATTATCCATTTGTTTTATATTTTTTAAATCCTTTTTGTTTCATTGCTTGCTCCTGTTGAAGGAATAGGTGGGGCAATTACCCCCCACCTTAAAAAATCAAAACAATGAAAACTTCTTTCTATTAATAAATACTTCAACACTTCACACTTACACACTTTATTTATATTTTTTTTTAGAAAGAAACATATAAATGATTGATTTACAGTTATAAAAATTTAAGTAAAGCAATCCTATATTAACGAATATAATGTAAAAAGGAAAAAAAACAAGTTGGAGAATGAAGTTTTTTAAAATAAATATAACTGGTAAAATCAATGACCGCCTTATGACCTGATTAACCTAATTTGACCTGATTGCGACCGCTTAATAATTACGACCTGCTTATGACCGTGTTGATAGAATATTGCAGGTTTCTAATTAATATAAAACCTATGACCGTGTTATGACCTGCTTATGACCGCCATATTTGACCGTGTTATGACCGCCAAAAAGACCAACATAATACTATATAGAGAATAAAAGAGAAACAACAATTTCCCTTACATTCTCCCTACCCTCACAATGTTAAAGCATTGCGCCACCCCACCCTAGTGGGTAGCAATGCGAACAATGTATCGGAATTAAAGAAGGTGAAAAAATCACACTTCATAATATATTATACAGTACATAAAAAATTAAAAATAATCTTCACTATGTTGAAGGTGAAAAAGAATGTATAACAACTGTATAATTATGTAAGTAAGAAATTGGAAAGAAAAAACAATAGAGAAATATATACTATTCAATATTATTTATTCTCAACAGTTGAAGGTAGAGAAATATATACTATTCAATTTAACAACAAAATAAAGCTATACAATCAATTATTATATCTTCAACAGTATAAGTATTGGAATTAACAAATAATAGCTTATATCTCTTTATTTCCAATTGAAATATTTATACCGTGAGGTATTGGTAAGAATATTGAATATAATCTTTAACAGTATATTCAACAGTAATTGTACTAGTAACTGTATATTCAGTTATATCCTTCAACAGTAACAGTAAATGTAACAGTAATCAATACAGTATATTCAACTGTATAATGTAATAATGATTATGAGGTTAAGATTATAACAATATCTCAATTATAAAAAAATGACTATCGTCCAAGGTTACAGAGATATATATCCGTATAGTTAACCATCAACATTGAGAGAGTTCCGCCCCGCCCCCTTTTTGAATACCCCCTAGTAACGATTATTAAAGCTAAATAAAGCCCTAGAATCGATTATTATTCAGAAATAGCATAAAGTATTCAGATTAACACAAAGTGCCTTAAATCGATTAAAAATGATTAATAATCATGACCTGTATAATGACCTGTATAATGACCTGTATAATCAGGTGTATAATCAGGTGTATAATCAGGTGCTTTGTCGGTGTATAATGGTAGGTAAAAAAGGTAGGTAATAAATACACCGTATAATCAGGTGTAATGACGGTGTAAAGTCGGTGTATATTTATTTTAAAAATAGTTGTCAAAAAAGTTGAAAAAAAATATTTTTTGGAGTATTTATAAAAAAAGCTAAAATGAATAAAAAAGAAAAATTTGAAAAAAACTTATTAAAATTATCATTGTCAACTAATTATGAGCAAGCTAAAAAAGAATGGGTATTTAAAAAATATAGTGCCACCGAAGAAATATGTGTATGTGGTCAGCACCTTCAAAGACATCTCATTTTCGTCAATAAGGTAAATAATAATAAGGCTATTATAGGAAGTAGCTGTGCCGATAAATTCATCGATGTAAAAATCGGTGTAAATTTCACCAACGGACTAAAAAAGTTACAGACAAATAAATATGCCATTATTAGTTATTCATTGTTAATGCATTTACATGATAATGAATTAATTACGGATAATGATATAGATGAATATCAAGAAAAAAAATGGGATAAAGTAAAAGAAATAAATGAAATTTTGCTTGCACATATAGGTGTCGATATTGATACATTTTTTGAGCAAAAAGAACTTGATTTCAATCCCGAAATTGCTGAAAATATTGAAAAATTGATTGAAATCGCTAAAAATAATAGAGGAAATTTCTTAAAAAAATTCTCCAAAAGCATAAAAGAGCAATTCACCGAAAGGGGTACATTGAGCAAAAAGCAATTGGATATTTTGCATAAATACGTGTTATGATTTTAGGTACAAAAAAAGGGGCTTTAATTAGCCCCCTTAAATTCATTTACACTGGTAATGGCGGAAATTGCACCTTTACGGGCTTATAATCTTTTGTTAGGAGATTTTTATTATCTTTACTCCACATATTTATTAACAACCGTTTTTATGAATTTAATAGAAAGTAACACCATTAAGTCATGGGGAAATGACATCGCTAATTCATTTCAAATCGTAGCAAATAACGGCTACAAAAGTGTCCAACAATTTGAAATTGACTCAAATGATTTGGAAGAGAAATTTGTTTATGAAGATATTCGTGACAGCGATAAATTCCGCAAAATGTTTTCTGAACTTCAACAAATCGAAAATAGCCCATGCGTTTATGTTTTTGAAGTTGTTTCAAATGAAACATCAATTGATATAATACATAAAATTCAGCTTATGGAAGGAAAAACCAGACCTGCCATAAAAAAGACTTTCCCTTTAGATAGTAGAATATTATATGTGGGAAAGGTGAAGAAATGCGCTTGGGGACGAATAATTATGCACCTAGGATACCATACCCATAAAAGCGGAAAATTATCAAATTCTCATGGATTGCAATTACATCATTGGGCTACAGAAATGGGCCTAAAGCTACGCATACATGTATATGAATTTAATGAGGATTTAGCGGACTATATGGAAGTTATAGAGAAAAAATTTGCAAATAGTTTAAGCCCTATCATTGGGAAACATAAATAATAAAGGGGCTTTAATTTAGCCCCCTTATAAATTTATAATTCTATGGAATCAAGGTTATCAATATCCGTAACTTTACCTATGTTTTTTAAATATGTCAAAGTCTGATTGACTGTTGCATGTCGGTTACATTTTTGAAGTTGAACAAGTGACCACCCCATTTTATCCAATTTATCCAAATTTCCCTTTGCTTTGAATGAATAGAGGTCATAACCTGTATCATCATACAGACCTAAATTTTTTAACATAGGTCTAAATCTGTCACTTATATAGGACTTACTAAGTTGTGTTTTCCTGCCATCCGAATATTGCTTAAAAAATATGTAATCGTCTTTATCCAAAGAATCTAATTTCATTGTGTCAATAATCTTGCGTAATGCAGGGAAAATCGGCAAAATTTCCTTTTTATCGTTTTTTGCTACAGACGATTTAATTGTAATTACGTTCTTAACAAGGTCTAAGTCACCTTTTTTCAAATTGTTAATTTCCTTTGGCCGTAAATGAAGATGATAAATGAAATTGACAAAATTGAAATATAGTTCATTCCCTTCTTTTTTTAGTTCATCAATAATTAGTTTAAAATGCTCTTCACTAAATGGTACGTGTGATTCTTTTGTATCCTTATCACTTTTAATTGTTTTTTTAATTGCCATTGGCGATTTGGATATAATTTTTTCGTCAACACAATACGTAAAAAAGGCGGTAAATACTTTTTTAGCGTGGTTCAATGTTGATTGTGCGAACGTACCATCTTTTATTTTGTCCTTTAGTATTCTTTCAATATCAGTATTTACTATTTCTTTAACTTCAACGTTGCCGAATTTGTCTTCAAGCAATTTCAATTTTGATTTATATGAGGTGAGTGTATCACCTGTCACTATTGAAGATAGATAAAATTCTTGTAAAGTATCTTTGATTTTTGGGTCGGAATTGAGTTTCAGATATATCTTTTCATCTTCAATATTTGTAGGGTCGAAACCACCTTTTAACATGTTTTCCCAATAGTCCTTTATATTATCAATATCTTCTTCCTTTACTCTTTTACGAATTCTCTTTTTATCAGTATTTGAAAATGTTATATAGGTATTTATAACCTTTCCTTTAGCATCATTTACAACTTTAATTGGGGTATATTTTGTTACCTTCAT